TTTCGTTTCTTTTTATTTCGGGTTTAGATACGTGTTTTGATTTGTCAAAGGCAAAAGCCCACATTAAAGCACTAATATTTACATCTTCAGCTAAATACTCACACCTAAAATATAAATCGTCAAGAGTTCTTTTTGCTGCATCTATTTCATCTTTTTTCATGTGGGGGTTGTCATAAGTAGTAAACTGCCACGATTTCCATTCATGTTCAAATTCGGGTTTTAATGATAAATCGTACATTTCCTTAAAAAAGGTATTGCCGAACTTAGGTGTAGAAAGAAACCAACAATCGCCTTGAAAGTCTGTAAGTGTTGCCCTTATTGTTCCTTTCCATGCTTCCTCAATCTTCTTAGCTTTTTCGCACTCATCTATAACTACACGTTTGTATTTCCTACCCCTTCCGCTATCTGGTTCATCTAAACTCCAAAAGTCAATCAAACCGCCTGTAATTAGCCTTAGTTGTTTAGTTTGTTCGTTTTTTGTTTCAATTACTTCGTGTAATATTTGTTTAATGTTATACCAAAAATCTGAAAGGTCTTTATAGGTAGGTGCATAAAATGCAGTAGGATAGCCATCTAATGCAGGGTCAATTACTAATTCTTCTGCTAATGCTGTTTTGCCAAATCTTCTACCGCATTTTAGTACGTTAAAGCGTTTGGCTGTATCAACTATCTGTTGCTGGTTCTTGTGTAGGCTCTTCAGTGTTATTGTTGCTTCGTTCACGAACTACATTTATTTTAGTTATGCCTAAGTTACCGTTTATTTCTGTTAATTGCTTTGCCTTTCCATAAGCCCTATCTAATAGTACTTCTGCTGCCCTTACATCACCTTTACTTGCTTTCATACGTAATGCCTTTAAAATAGCTTCTGCTGCTGTTATACCGTCTTTTTCTTCACCTAATACGCTGTCAAGTAATACATCTAACTGTGGTAGCTTTTTAGGTCTACCCTTTGGGTTTAGCGTTTCGCCTTTTTTCATTTTACGTCCATCATGAGGAAATGCCATGCGTCTGTTTTTTGTCTGTTTTACTGAAATTCAGCTTTACAATCAAATCCGTTTCTTTTAACACTCAAAGTAGGGTCTAATTTAATCATTCGCTTTACTATCACATCGCAGTATTTAGGGTCTAATTCCATTGAGAAATTAGTCCTTTTTAATTGGTTACAAGCTACCATTGTGCTACCGCTACCTCCAAATAGGTCTAAAATATATTGTGCATTCTTATGGTTATTTAATGCTCTTTCTGCTAAAGCAATAGGTTTTTGTGTTGGATGTACATAGTTTTTATCCTTTGCTATTTCCCATAAATCACTTTCGTTGTTTATTCCTTCATCTAATTTGCCTTCAAATAAACAAAACTCGTGCTGATGTCTATAACCTCTACCTAAACCAAAAACATTCTTAGCCCATACTATACAAGCCTTAAAATTAAAATGTCCTTGTAATACACCATAAAACTTCCAATTACACCATATATACTTTGTAGGTATTTCTAAAGCGTGTACTGTTTGAGCAAAATCATTTATAAAATCTTTAAAGTCATCTACATTTAAATCATCGTTTTCAATTACATCAAACTTACCACTTCTACCATTAAAAGCAACATTATAAGGAGGGTCTGTAAATAATATATTTGGTTTAATTCCATTTAATAATTTATTTACTTGTTCTAAATCTGTACTATCCCCACAAAGCAAACGATGCTCTCCTATTTCGTAAAGGTCTCCTAAAACGGTTATTGGTGTTTCGGGTGGTGTTGTATCAAATTCATCTTCTTTGGCTTCAAGTTCTTCAACTTCTTCTTCTTTTATGCCCCACTCCCCCGCATCAAATCCAAATTCATTAGCTACTTCAAACGTGGTTTCAATATCCCAATCAATGTTAGCCTTTGCCGTTGCATTATCTGCTAATGCCAATTCTCTACCTGCTTTGCTGTCTAAATCAATGTCAGTTCGCTTAACTGCAATTATCTTAGTGCCATCGCTTTCAACTATCTGTAAATCTTCTAATCCTATTGCTGCAGCGTTTTCAATTGTTTTGTTACCTGCAATGATGCGGTTGTTTTTGTCAATTAGAATAGACCTACCTGCTCCAAACTTTCTTAAAGACTTTTCAATTAGGCTGTTGCCGTATTCAGTGCCTTTGTTGAAATTCTTGTTGTCAGGTATTAAGTCTTTTATTTTAGTTGTTTTACCCATTACATATTTTACTTCTTAAACTTAGCAACAATACTCCATACAGTTCCAGCGATAGTAATAACCCCGCCAATTATTTCTTGGGTTAAGCCTTCACTTATTAAGCCTTGTGCTACTAAAATACCGCCTACAAATGTAAGTACGTGTCTGATTACTCCTAATGTCTTTTCCATTTTTTTTGTTTTATGATTAATTAATAATTTTTCTGGCACTAAATACACTTTATACTCCTTAGAGTTAGTTTCGTTGCAATTGTTCATTATCCTTGTCCTACGCTTTTTTTTAACTTTCTAAATCTTTTATAAAATCTTTTAACCTAAACTTTTTTTGTTTATATTTTTCAAATAGTCTAAAGGCTACTTTTTTATTTGTTATATATAAAAATACTACATTTAAATTAAAGTGTACTATTTCTATTGTTACATTAAATGGATTTATTTCATCTTCTATTATATTGCCTAATACATATTCCATAATATTAATCTTTACTTCCCCAATCAATAAGCCATCTAATTATTCCTAATGCTATTATAATAACTGCTATTGTTCCTGCTATCTTAGCAAATAGGGTAAATGTAAACCATATCCATATAATTGGCGTAAATGGCATTAAAAACAATAATAGTGTGGCAATTAATGATATTTTACCTAGTATGTTTTCCATTATCCTTGTCCTACGCTTTTTTTAACTTGCTTATCCTTTGGGCTATATCTTTTTTTAGCTTTACCGCCTTTGCGTTTGCCAAAGTTTGTCTTAATGTGGTTAGTGTCTTTTCTCATTAGAACGGCAAATCTTCGTTTTCAATTGTTTCTAAGGCACTTTCTTGAACTTTCCTTGCAATGTTATCGCCTGCCGTTTTTCTTTCAGCTGGTGCGCTGTATTGCTTTTCTTCGGGCTTCCAATCATCAATAACCATGTAGTGAGTATTGCCGTACTTATCGGTTTCTTTTTTGGCTATTCTGTTTAAATTCACATAGCCTTTTTCGTTTAGGTTATCGAGTAATATCTCTAAATCTTTTCGGCTAAATGATAGTTTTTGGATTTCTCCAAACTTGCCTTGAATGTTACGGCTGTTACCTACGTATTTCTTTTCCATTGTGTAAATTTAGTTATTTTATTGTTAGTTTTTCTATTTCGGTTTTTATTTCAATTAATTCTTTAATATAATATTCAACATTATAGGCTTCGTTTTCGTCTATATATTTTAGAAAGTCTATGCTGTTTTGTATATCAATTAAAGCGCATTTCTTAGCTTGTGCAGTGCCGTTCCAATATCCGCCTACAATCATTAAATAATTATCTACTAACTCCTTTGCTTTTTGTTTTGGTGTTTCCATGTCTTTTTTTTGTGTTAGAAATGTAATGCTTTTATTTTAATTGGTTTGCTTTTGTTTTATAATTTCTTTGATTTCTTGGAATGTGTTTTTTCCTTGTGTTTGACTAATTCCATTGCTTGAGTATAAATCATACCAACCGTATTTTGACTTACGTATAGTAAAGCCCTTTAGCTTTCCTGTTTTTATTCTTGTTTGTATTTTCATAGTTTGTTTATTTTAAAAATCTGTAAAATCTTTTTCGCTGCCTTTTGGCATTTGTGTTTTAGTGCTTTCCGTTAATGGAAATTGATAGCTTGTTTCTACATCGCTGAACCTCATATATTCGCCCTCAAACTTAGTTGTAATAGTTTCTACACTTCCGTTCCTGTTTTTGGCTATAATCAAATCTGCTACCCCTTGTGTGCTAAATCCTTGTTCGTCTTGGGTAAGTCCGTAATATTCAGGTCTATAAATAAACATTACAATATCGCTGTCTTGCTCGATGCTTCCGCTTTCTCTTAAATCTGAAAGTAGTGGCGTTTTGTTTCCGCCCCTTTGTTCTACATTTCTACTTAGTTGGGCTAATTGCAATATAGGTATTGCCAACTCTTTAGAAATTCTTTTTACCATCTTGGAAATTTCAGATATTTCTTGCTCTCTATTTTGCCCCTTTTTCCCGCTACCTGACATCAACTGTAAGTAATCAATAACTATAAACTTAATATCGTGTTCTGAAACCATTAAAGTAATTTTAGAACGTAACTCAATAGCTGAAAGACTACTACTATCATCAAAGTAAATCGGGCTTTCACTCATTAGCTTTTCGGCTCTGTCTAATTTTTCCCAATCTTCCTCATGCAATTTGCCTGCTCTAAGGCGTGAAAATGGAATGCCTGATACATTAGCCTTTAATCTTTGTTCTTGTTGAATAGAGGGCATTTCTATGCTAAATAAAGCGCATGGTATCTTTTGGTCTATACCTACGTTTTTAAGTATTGAAACCGCTAAAGCACTTTTACCCATGCCCGGGCGTGCTGCCAATGTTATTACCGTTCCATCTTCTAAACCGCTAATAACTTTATCCAAACACTTTATGCCTGTACTTATTCCAATGATTGCATCGGGTGAACTTGATAGTCTGTTAATCTGTTTTCTGCTTTCTGTAACTATTGAAGATAAATGCTGTATTTGTTGCTTAACGCCTGATTTGGAAAGTTCAATTAATTGAGCTTGGATATAGTCAACTAAGCTAAATACATCTTCTTGGTCGGTGTAGGCTTCCTGTATACAGTTAGATGAAATTCTAATTAATTCCCTTTGTATGTATTTTTCTTGAATTATTCGAGCGTGTTCTTCAATATTAGCACTTGAAGCTATCTTGTTAGTAAGGGTTGAAATGTAATAAACTCCTCCAACATCTTCTAAATGTCCACTACCCTTTAAGTTTTCGCTAACCGTTAAAATATCTATTGGTCGGTTCTTTTCATAAAGATTAATGATTGCTTTGTAGATATATTGATGCTGTGGCGTGTAAAATGATTGGTCTGTTAGAATATCAATTACAATCATTATAGGCTTGCTTTCTACTAAAATAGCACCTAATACCGCTTCTTCTAATTCAATAGCCTGAGGTGGTAATTTAGAAAATGTATAATGGCTTAAAAGTTCTTCAGGTTGTTTTTTCATTGATTTCTTTTTTCGTAAGGCATTTTTACAAGTTGTGGTTCTTGTTTTTCATCTTTTCTTAACCATGTCAAAAGTGTTAAATAAACATTCTTTGATTTAGAAAGTAATGGTTTATAGTTTTCCATTGCTATTAAAGTGTCTGATACTTGTTTATTAGGGTATTTTTCTAATAGCTTAACACAGTTGTCATAAGTTAATTGAATATCCATTTTTGATACTGTTGGAAACTTATCTTTAACGTATTGCTGCAATGGGTGTATATCTTCTAATTTACATTCATCATTATTATTGTTATTAAAATTGTTATTGTTATTGTTATTGTTATTGTTATTGTTATTGTTATTGTTATTGTTATTAGCTTCTGTTTCGCTTATCTTTTGCTTACGTTTTGCTTTTGCTTTGCTTTTTTCTTGCTTCTCTTTTGGTTGTAATCCGTTCTGAAATCGCTTAATATTTGCATCAATTTGTGGCTTAATTAGTGTCCAAACTGTTTTACTTATTCCGCTTAATTGTGGCTCTTTAAAGTCTAAACCATAGCTAAAAATAGCATCATAAATGTTTGCCTGTTCTTCTTTTGGAAGTTCTTTTATAGCTTCATAAAAGCTACGGTAAAATATCATTGTATCTCTCATTTATTTACTATTTTAAACATTTTAATAGAAAAAAATTTACACCTTAATTAAAGTGAATGTGCCAATCTTAGTAGCTTGATACTTTCCTCGTTTAATTCCTTGATAAACCGCTTGTACCGTTATGCCATGTTTTTCGGCAAAGTCTTTAACAGGCACTAACTTATTATCAAAGGCTGTTGATTTAATTATTGTTTCTTCCATAGTGATAGCAAATTTAGTTTAAAATGTTAAACTGTGCAACTTTATTTAGTTGTAAATGTTTCCCAGAATAAATTTAAATCTAATTCGTGTACTTGCCCATCTTTAGAACTTGCAGTTTGAAAATAGTATTTTATTACTTCAAATTTTGTGTTAAAACCTATATCTACTATTCTAAACCTATTGCCTGTATTTATAGAGGTTACTATACTTCCCTTAATAGGGTTGCCCTCTTTTCGGTTTAGGTTTCTATGGCTGCTGAACATCTTTTAACTTTTGGTTATGAATGTTTTGCAAATATTCTTTATACTGCTTCTTATCCGCTAAATCAATGTGGCACTGCCTACACATTGCCATAAGGTTATTAATATCATTAAGCAAATCTTTTCTTCTACTACGTGCTTCAAGGTGATTTATGTCCACTGCTTTTCCCCCGCACACCTCACACGGTATAAAATCGCTTACATCGTAACCGAAATAATTCAAGTAAGTTTTAGTGTAGGGCTTCATATCCGCTTATTTCTATTACTATGTACTCATTACCCTTTTTTACTACTTTCTTTTCAACCACGAGCCTATAAACGTGCTTATCATCAAAGTTATACTTCTTTTGTAAAATATCTATCATTGGCTTGATGCAGTTGTCTAAATCTGCTGCAATAGTGCTATAAGCTACTTCAATATTTATTTGATAAGGCGGTAAACCTAACTTTAAATTTGGCAACATAAATAGGCAATCTTGCTCATACTTTTTGTATAAAGGTGTTTTAAACCGTTTGCCCTGCCATGCTTGGTTAACTGATAATGGCTTTATGTTTAGTTTATATCTCATGGCTTTTTACAGATTTTACACTTTGGCATTTATAAAATTTATGTGTTTGCTTAAAGACGCAGTTTTAAATATTTGCCTATGCATTTCACCCTTTAAAGTTTGCATTAAAAAATAGCATCTATCCTTATCTAATCGATATATTGGTGTTTCTTTT